GCATTACATCAATTCCATAGTTAACAGAATCTCTGCCTTTGGTTACGCCTTTAATTGTTATTCCGTAGCGTTGTATATCTGCAATTGACTTGGGTTCTGCGCTATCTGCGTAAACAGGTATTGATTTAGGTAATACTTTTGCTATGTCGCTGTTAAGCATTCCTGTTTGGTATTTTACTTCGTTTAGTATTCGTGTTTCATTATGTTTATAGACTTCAATGATTGCGCTAGGATCATTTGTATATCCAAAGTCAAGGCCTAAACCGATAAGTCTAGCATCCTGGGGAATCTTATCAATGATTTTATAATTGGTAAATACTGCGCCTTGTAATTGGCCGAGCTGTCCGAGTCCGTAAACTTTCCACCAATTAGACCAATAACTACTTGTCGCTGCTTTTAAGCGATTCTTTTCTATCTGCTGAACAATACCCTCATCTAGGCCTTCATTGTCCTTGTAGGTTAAAATAATAAAATCGGCATCTGATTCGTCTTTTAGTTCGGTATGTACCCAAAACTCATTGGCAGGGTTAAAATCTAAATAGACCTCTCGCTTTGTTCTAATTGCGAGTTCATTGTAAGCCTCAAAGTTTACATTGTTGCACTCATTGATGTAAAGAATGTCTCTTCTAGCTCCCCTGAGTTTGCTGCTGTCATCGGCACTAAAAAATTCTATAAAGCTACCGTTTGCAAATTCGTATTTTAAATGTGATTTGTTAAAGCGTTCATCATAATATCTATTTGTCCATTTCATGATTTTAAGAAAGTCTCGCAATGCTCCCCTCCTTAAATGCGGAATGCTCTCGGCAATTATGCTAATCTCTAGGCCTGATTGCCTAGCTGCTTTGTCTATGAGAATGGGCAGGATCCCAAACGTCTTACCTGCAGATGTGCCGCCCTGGATTATTTTAATTCGCTTTTTTAAAGCGAGTATCTTATTTATCGCTGTCGTCCTCTGTAACATCAGGGAATAAAGGTTGTTCTATGTTATGCTGCTCTATTTGTTGTATTGGCGCTCCGTAAGCTGAGTCTAGCAGTTTCTGATATGCTTGCGTATCTCCTTCCCTAGCTCTTTTAATCAATGCTAAGGTCATTAAATCCTCTTGACTCATGTTTTCCTTTTCGCCTGTTAAAGGATTCTTTAGGTCTTGCTCAACGCTTAGCCATTTCTTTGCTATTGTACTTCGGTTTTTACTTCCGACAGGTCTACCTTTTGGATTTCCGCTTTTGCCTTTTTCGAAAGGTATTAGGTTTTTATTCATTATACGCCTTTTAATGGTGTTTTAATAATTGGGTTAAAATCAAAACTTTTTTTGCTTGTTTTGTCATACTTTACAATCTTACTGCCCCACTTTTTTTGCAACCGTTCAAATTGATCTTTTTCATTTTTGCTATTTCTTGACGTAGAACAACCCCCTAAATTAGTTGCTTGTTTTACTTTATAAGAATAAGCATTTGCTCTTAATATTCCTTTATTATTTTTAAGCTGTTGTAATGACATGTCATAGTCTTCTTTTAAAGGTATGCTTTCATCATATCGGTATTTGTTTGCGACATGAATGCAAAATGGTCCAAGTACAGGCGAAATAAAACTAAACGGTGTATATTCTCTGTAAGCACCCTTGTCACCTGGAGCTGCAATGTTTACGCCTCCATACATTAAATTGCAATCTATTATCATTTGCACCATATTTTCGCAGAAACTTTCAAATTCATTTTGATCAAGCTTAATGCTCTTGCATTCATTCCATCTGTAAATACCTTCGCAATCGTCATCCATCATGACAATAGCATCTCCAGGATATAAATCAAGTATGTAATTTCTGACTCTGCTAATATTTCCTTGTACTTCTTGAGGTATTAGTATGCATTCTTTATCAATATATTCATCTTTTTCTTTTTCGCTAATTATATAAGTAAAGCAAGAATATGTGTTTTGTGTAATTGCAGTTTTTCCTCTTTTATACGATGGTGAAAAATAACGTACTACCATTCTTTAATCTTTAAAAGTGCATCCGTTCCGTCAATTACTCTGCCAATTCCTTTGCTCCAAGGTTTGCCATTTTTTCTTTTGCTGCTGACAGTTTTAAGATCAAGCATTTGTTGAATTTGTAAAAAATCAATATCCTTGTCAAATTTGAGCACAATATAATTGCTTTGTTGATCTAATTCTGCACTAAATTCAACTTCTCCTGTTTCTAAAGTATCTGTACCTAGTGGCAACTCTAAACCCCAATTTTGTAATTGATCTGAATCCCATTCATTGGCTAAGTCATCCCAATTCCATTGACCTGCATTAATGTTGTCTTTTACTATAAATTCCCTCTGTTGTTCCTCTGATAACTCGCTAGCTTTTGTAATATAGATTTCTTTTAAACCTGCCTCTTTGCAAGCTCTTAATCTTTGGTTGCCTCCTAGCACTACATTGTCATCATTTACAACAATAGACCGTAGCTCTAGCATCCAGGGAGCATCTTTTATTGATTGCACTAATTTTCTAAAGTCATCGTTTTTAATTACTCTAGGATTGTTAGGGTTATTCTTTACCTCTGATATTTTTACTTTTTCTATTTTCATTCGTGTTTTTTTAGTATGCCTCGTAAACTCTTTTCATCTTATCGGCAATATCTCTTACGCAACTACTGCAGGTTGTTCCTGTATCTTGTTTAACCTTGAATACTCTGTTGTATATCTTAATGAGTTTAACCTTGTCATGATGGTTTGCGCCTTTGCCCCATTTCTCTGCATCTTTATCCCAATGCTCTGACATAAACTTTCCTAGCCATATGTATTCTTGTTCCTCTAGGCAATTCGGATTTCTGCGCCAAATCTTATTTAAAAATTCTTTACGCTCTTCGCATCCGCAGTCATCTCCTGCTAGCCATTTTACTGCTGACTTTATGCCTGTAGCTTCTGTAATCTTTTTTACAACATCACCTAAACCTTCCGCAGGCTGTTGCTTTTTCCATTCTTTGTACTCCTTTGTACGTTTGTCTAGTTTCTTCATTCGTTTTTATTTAGGATCCGCAATACAAGCAATCGTCGTCCTCTCCAGGATTGTTTTCTATTGCAGGGTTAAGGATAACCTTTAATTCATAAATCTGTTGCATCAGCTCCATGTCTTCATACATATCGCCTGTAATTTTTGATTCTAGGCGCTTTATTTCTGCCTGTACGTCTTTTTTGTTTATAGCCATTCGTAGTCTCCGTTTATATAATCCTCGTAATCTTCTGCGATGTTTTCCTTTAGTTTCTCTTTTGATTTCTTTATAGAGTAGAATATTGTCTTTGTGCTTATTCCTGTTTCTGCAGCTATCTGCCGCATACTCATTCCTGAGTCTCTGTAAACTTTAAACAGCAGCTCATCAAACCATTCCCAGGTGTTCATTTCTTTTCGCATTCTGAGTTCTAGATTGTACTCAGCTTCGCCTTTAGATATGTACTCGTAATTAACTCCCATCTTGTCAATGTATTCTAATGGTACTTTTTGCAGCTTCTTTTTTTCTGCTCGCAAATCACATACTATTGCTCGTAATACTAAATAGATGTAGCTCTTGTTTATCTTGCCCTCTTCGTTTACAATCTTAAAAGGCTTATAGTATTTGGTTAGCCTTATATACATCTCCTGTACTATATCCTCAGCGTAAAACTCCTCGCCTAAGCTTTTGACTATCCTTATGTAGTCGTCATGCAACTCAGCAACTTTTGAAAGCCATCTCATGATTAGTATCTAAACAAATGTAGTGATTTATTTTTAATAGTTGTAAGACGCATTTATGAACAGAAAGTTGTTTAAAAAGTCGCAGTTCTATTAGGGCCTCAATATTTAGCCTTGCATTTCTTTATCTACAAGCTTTTTTTTATTTAATAAAACTTATTTCCCCCAATTATTCCCCCAATTTTTAGGCATAAAAAAACCCCTCATTTTATAGAGGGGTGAAACATATGTTTTAGCGCTGTTTTGGGTTCATCCACTTGCATCGCTTTTTTCTGTACAGATTCTTAAAAAGGCAAATCGCTTGCAGGCAAATCCTGCGGTATGCTTTGCTTTGGAGCTTCTGCTTCCTTATAAGGTTCTGAAAATTTAACGCTAAAGTATTTTACTCCGCTTTTAGATTCATTTAGCCACATGGCCATATCCTTCATTTGACCGTCTATCATTGCTTTGCCTTTATAATCAGGCTGCTGCTCCGTTTTTTTGTAGTCGTTTTTAAAGATTGCTCCGCTGTTGTTTTTCTGTTCCATGTTATTTTGATTGTTTATTAAGATATTCATTTATTATTTGGCGCATAAGCTCTGACGTTGTTACGCCCTGGATCCTGGATAGTTTTACTAGATCCCATTTATCTTGTAAGTTTAACCTTACGCTGATAGTTTTTACTTTGCCTTCGTCTCCGAGTTTTCCTCTGCCCATAGTTCTTTTATTAGTTTATCATAATATTCTCTGCATTCATCTATACGCTCATAGATGGCTTTTACTACATCCTTATCGTATCTTACTTCAAATACTTTGATTCGTTTTTTTGCAGGTATATGGTCAAAGTTATGCTTTGCCTCAACCTCTGCCCTCAGCTCTTCGCTTTCATCAATCAAATGATTCTGCCAATGAGCTCGCCTTATTTCATCCTCAACAATCTGCTCAGGAGTATTAAGCAAACAATAACAAAGCAAGCTTTTACGCTTGCCTGTCAATGCCATGTAACCCTGCAACTGATAAAAATAGTCTTTGTTTGGTATCTCCTCAGCAAACCAAGGAAAAGTAGTTCCGTCATAGCTGCTCTTTATATCTAGCAAAGTTTTATCTGTGTTTACATCAGGAGTACCTGTTAAATAATCATTCTTAAAATGGTCATCGTTTTTATAAAGCAAACCTAGTTCCAGGGCATCTTGACATAAATCAATGCCATAGCGCTCTACTTGGTTGCCCTTATCTGTGTATCTACTTGAAAACTCTTTACGTATTCCGTAAACCTCTTCTAAGGCTAACTGTTGCAAATATGTTTTAGTAGTCTTGCTAAGCGTTTCTGTTTTACTTCGTGAGTTGGTCATTATCTTGCCAATGGAAGAACATCTGATTTTTAGCATA